AAAGATTCTCAGCAGAAGCGTTCATGATCTCACGAGCTGCAACAGCTTCCTCTGCGGTGAAGGGTACAGCAGGCTTACGCCCTAATAGTTCCTCTACCTTTTTCATCTCTGATTTAGAAGCTTTTTTAATACCAGCATGTGTCTTACCGCCAGCATTGAGTACTGAGGCGTTATCATCAGCAATCTTCTGCATCATTGTCTTAACGTCTTCAGAAGATTTGATCCTATTCATATTAATAAAGACTTTAGGTTTCGGTGTCTTAACTGGACCCCTCTCGCCATTATTTAATGCTGCATCAACTTCCTCAAAACCTGTACCACCAACATAATCACCTTCTTCTGTGATCCTATCTACCCATTCGTTTTCAGTTTCTTTAATAACACCCTTTCCAGCTCTAATATCTTTAACTGCATCATTAGCCTGTTTAGCAAGAAGACCATCAGCTTTATCACCTGTCTCAGCAAACTTAGCCATTGCTAAATCTGCATCAATCTCAGCATCACCGATCTTCTTAATATAATCAAGCTCGAGAGCTTTATCTGCAGTGTTACTACTTGGTTTATTTAATGCTGCATCAAATTCCTCAAAACCTGTACCACCAACATAATCATCTTCTGCTATGATCCTTTCTAACCATTCTGTTTCAGTTTCCCCAAGAGCATCATCTACAGCTTTAATACCTGTTTCATTTAAAGGCTGAACAAGCTCATCAACGGCTGCTGCTTTAGCGTCCATTGCTTCGCCCATAGCCTTCACTGCTTCATCAGGAGTACCCTCAGTAGCCTTAGCTGCTTTAGCTGCCACAGAGGATACCTTATAAGCTTTTACCAGCTTCAATACACCTTCAGCAGCAAGACCAATACCCATACCTTCAATGGCGTTCTTCATCCGACCTTCCCAAGCACTTTCATTCTCAGGATTGTTGTCTGCCATGTAATCCGGCACGATAGCCTTCAGTACAGGTACCTCATTCAGCATAGTCGCCAAACGAGCCTGGTGTGGGTCCATTACAACTGCGTCAGCTACAGCGCCGCCTACCAAACCTCTGGCAGCAGCACCAGCCATACCAACAGCCTTTAAGCCTTTAGCTGCAGGAATGAATCCAGCTGCAAAGGTTGTAATGGCTCTAACCATCCCAGCACCTGTATTTTCCTGAGCATCTACCTCAGGTAATGCGTGACTAATTCCCCCAGCAGCCTCAAGCTCTTCCTGGGAAAGGAACGTAGGCTTGAAGTTACCTTCTTTGTCTGTAAGCTGCAGTGCACCCATGTCAGGGATACCAACAAGCTTCCCAAGGTCTCTTGCTGCCCCTACTGTATTATTAACTGCATCACCTACACCACCAACGACAGCCATGGGTAACTCTTTAAAGAAATTACCCACAGCATCCATCATCCCGCCTTCTTCTGTTTGTGATGCTTCTACGTCCTGGGCAGGAGCCTCTGGTTCAGGTAGCTGCGGAGGTGTAGGGTCTTTCTGTGGCATATCTTCTGTGGGAGTAACGCCTAATTGTTTAAGCATAGCTGCCCTACTTTGTTTCTTTAATCCTGTGGCATACTTTGAACCATAATCATCCATTATATATTATCCTTCATTCATTAATTTAGTTAAGATAGCAAGTTGAGTATCAAATTCATCCTCTGTTATTACATGCTCTTTAAAATCTTTTTGGAGACCATTTACTGTGGCCTGAACATCAACCTTCTTATCTACTCCGATCCTTAACCTGGGACTTACCCGTTTAAGCTCTTTGTCTTTAGCAATATCAATTAGAACACGAGCTTTCTCTAAGGCCAGCTCAGAATCCATACCCTCCTGACGATTACGCTGATAAATTGCAATAATATCATTAGTTGTACGGACCTCCTCTGCTGTGGCGAAACCAAACTGCCCGACATCCTGGAACTCACCTTTTATCATCCTCATGTTTTCTTTATCTAAACCCTCTGTTTCAGTACTCAAGGCACTAGAATTAGCTTTCATCAATTGAATATAAGTCTTAGGAGCAAGACCACCATTAGCTATCATCTGGCTGGCATCTTCACCTTTTGTAATCGCATCATTAATCTCAGCGACAATAAAAGGGTTATCATATGTACTTGGATCTAACACCTCATCAATCATCTTATTTCCCTGGGCTGCTGTGATCGTACCAGCTTTAACCAATTGATTCACCATGTTAACGGATACCGTCCCACCAGTTTTAAGATCAGTCATGATACTAAAATTAGCGCTATCCTGGTCTACCTTCATCTGTGCTTTGGCTTCCACCCTGGCTCTCTTGTCTGTTACATTCCTTTCGTTCATGGAATTGATCGCAGCCTTCTTAACATCCTTATCATATACATCAACACCTACTTCATTCAGGATATTTATCTTCTGGTCGGTACCTGGAATACTAATCTCCAACTTACCTTCCAGAAGGTCTGCCATATTGTTTGAATCCAGATCATTGTTTTCAAAGTAATCTTCAGCTGCCCGAGTGTAAAAGTCGGTGTGAAATTGGTCACTAATCTTCGTTTTCTCAACTTCCGAGTATACTGGGGTGCCTTGAGCAGTAACAGCGTTTAAACTGCCCACTAAGAGCTTCTTAGAGAGTCCGAACTGATTTAAGGCCAAAGCTTGACTATCTGGATCTTTTGAGAATACTTCACCTGCTGTCTCGTAAGCACTTGTTTTCATTGAGTGAATCAACGATTCGGTACTGGTTTTGAACTTGTCAGCCTCGACATTATCGAACCGTTTCTTGATAGCATAACCGTCAGCCTGCTGTTTCAATTTCAGTTGGCCTTCCATTAATGCCTGGCCTTCCGGATTACCTTCCAGGCTATCTACTGTCTTTGTTATATATTCATTAGACTGCTTCAGGAACCCAGCAGGGTCAGCAGAATATGTCTCTTTTAGTTCCTTAAATGTAAGCTGACTCTCAACACCCAACATATTCATCCTGGTTGCATCAGCATTCTTCTTATAAGCATCACCTGTCAGTGTACCTGACTTCCTATACTGTATGGAGTTGGATGCGCCATCAGCCAGACCTTCAGACTCAGCTTTAACCACTTCAGCCTGTTGCCATTCCTGGATAGAAGTGTCAACCACCTTATCCAGTCTTCGGCTAACATCTTGTAATAACTCTGCCCCTGATAGGTTTGGAGCTATTGCAGGCATGGCTAATCTACTTCTTGTGAAATCACCAATTGTTAAACCTGCCATTATTTAGTTTTCCTTATTTTATTGTAAGTTCCATATCCAGTTTCTGCTACATCGAAAAGACTCGTTACCAGCCCGGCGTTACCACGTGAAGTGGCGTTAGAAGCCTGAGCTTTCAATGCGTCCTGCTTACTACGTGAGTTGAACTGCTGTGTCGATAATTCTACAGCCGCATTCCGTTTGGTCTGCTCCTGCGCTCTTGCTACTGAACCACTACCCTGCATACCACTAGCAGCCGCATTAACAGTATTCCTGGATAAGGTCATCATCAGTTCTTCATTTACCTGGATAGCATCCTGCCTCATGGCAAGCTCTTCCGTTCTACTTTGATTATATGCCTGATGTGCGGCAAACTCACCAGCCTGTTGTTGCTGGATTCCACCAGCTATTGTTGACACAGCCGAAACTGCGCCCAACACACCAGTGGCCACTGACCCAACTGTAGCTGCTGTACCTGCTGATGAGCCAACAGCGATTAACGCGGTTGTTATTATTGTTGCCATGAGTTTCTCCTTATATTCTTACCTTGTAAGCCAACCCTAATAGTTGGAAAGGTAGCGATAGTGTCTGGCCAACGCTTATGTTAACTTCGTCAGCCCATCCTAATAGACCACTTACTGTTATGTTTGATGATCTTTTGGGTACTGGGTTATCCAGAGGGTCAATCCCGATTCTACGTATTGTCACTTTGTTCTTCATTATTTCACAGTGAGAGGTTTCATTCAGCATAACTGTAGCCTCAATAACTCTCTTCTTCTGACCTACTGTTGTTCCCGTTGCGGTGTCTGCTTCAATTGGCATTGTTTCGACGTATACTATTGAGTCAGAGTCTGTGTCCACGATCGGGAAGCTTAGACCAGCTTGAATGTCATTACCTGCCCTCGATAGAGTTATAGATCCTCCAACAACTGTCTGAGAGGTTTGGATTGTGTTATCTTCTACAATCGATACTGTCTCACCATTTAAATGTTCACAGTGTGTTAAGGTTGTTACACCTGTTGTTCTATATGTTATAGGTACGCCATCATAAGTTAAAGCTGTAGAATCTGACGTCAAAGCATCAACTTGATTTACTACAGCACTATCAAGAAGTGCCTCATAGTTGAATTTCTCAAGACATCTTGTTGGTATTCCACCTATAGTTCTATCTACCGCAAAGTACATCGTACCACCATCCACACCTACAGCGACAAATTTACCTTCAGTCTGACATAGTGTCCAGGCTGTTACATTCTGAACTCGTAGGGTACATAATACTGCCAACGTTCCGTCACCATTAACCACAAGGATGTAGTCACTCTCACTGGTGTTAACCTGCTTCCGATATGCAATAGCTCTTGGATCATTTAGGAGATGTGAGGATAATAGAGAGAGATCAGTGTTAATATAAGAGCCTTGAGCAAACGTGTAAGCAGCTTCGATCAAAGATCCGCCACCTTGTCTCACATATAATAGATTACCATCAACCTCCATGAGGGGAAGCCCCCTGTGAGTTCCATATGCACTATTACGAGTTATTGAAGAGTTGGTTGGTGTGATGGCCTCAGCATTTGATATAGGGACGTAATACTGCCCATTATCAGCCATCAGAGTTAAATGCTGTCCACCATGTAATTGTTTAAATTCGGATTGAACTCCTCCACCAGATGTAAGCTCAATACCACTATCATCATACTGTGGGAGCCAGGATTGGAAATCTGTTTCATAATTAGTTTTAGATGCCCACACTGTGTTAGGCTGAGCTGCTGTACTGGCAAGCCAAAGCCTTCCCTGGAAGAAAGTACCACACTGAGGATAGCCTGCTGTAGCTGACCAACTTAGATCTTCAATAGACCAGTCTCCGGCAATAAGCGTTGTGGTCTCAGTCGCACCAGCATCAGAGTTTGTAAAGGCTGCCAAGATTGTGCACACTATATGAGTTGTATCTGTATAAGCTGTTATCCTTGCATACCCACCACTGGCACCTCTGATATAGGAACCAACATCAGTGTCGGCAAAGGCAGCACCGCTTGTTGAGAACTTAGCCCCAACATTCGTGTCACCATCTGCCCAAGCACTAAAATCAATTACAGAGTCTGCTGAATCCACAACCGTTAATACTTTGGTAGTGGTGACTCTGATATTATGAGAAGGTACGTTGTTAAGAACCCAGTTCCCTGTAGACCATGATGTCTCAGTCGTTCTAATAAAAGCCTTAGGCGTGAAGTCCCTATGGAATAACAACAGAGTATCATAAGATTGAGTGAAGGTTACCTCTCCAACCTGCGTGTCTGTTATTACACATGCTACCGTATCCATAACCTGACCACCTTTATAAATGGTCATGAGGTTAGTGGTTAGTACGCATAAGTAATGATCTGTCTCAGAGAATATAAAAGGTATAAGCTGAATATTCCCCGAAGGGAGCTTAGCTACGTATTCCAATCCTGGTCTACGGATAGCAGCTCCCTGGGGTACAACGAAGACATTACGTAGTTTTGCAGCACCATTATAATACTGGCCAATGTCCGTACGTGCCCTAAGTTTAGGGTCTAATTCTCCGGCAGTAAAGCCGTTCTGTATTTTTGATACTACAGGCATAATGCCTCCTTATATTTAAATGGCTCCACCGCCGAAACGGGCTTCGAGTAAGATATCATCTAATATCTGCACGGTAGGATTATCACGACTATCAAGCTGCATAGCTTTTCCATAAACACCACCAACACCAAATTCAGATGGGACACCATATGTCATCGTATTTAGTTCCTGTCTTAAAGATGCATTGTCGGTTACCAGGAAGGATAACTCGACCATCATAACATTTACCATAAGCTCAACGAAGTAGGGTGACCATAGGCTCTCATCTACATCAGCCTGGTACTCTACATACAAGGCGGTTTGATCACACATCAGGACATTACCTACAAGCGTATAATCCTGAATAGGTAATGCTCCCACGGATGCGCTCGTAAATACAGCTATCATCCCAGCCATCGTTTTATCTGCCGGGAGGGCAAACTGATATTTCCACTGTGCTGTCGGTGCTGCTGTAAGCCTGGACAACTGAGCAAACTTCTTCGTAAAGTTCCAGGGGTACACGCTGAGCATGTAATCTTTCTTGAAATTATAAATAGAGCTACAGGAAGTTGCAATGTCAGTACCTTCCGTAAAACTCTGAATGGGACTTGCACCCAAGCGTACTAATGCGTTAGCACATATTTGAACTGCTGTGTAGCTCATTTTATTTCTCCTTTATGTTTTAGGGTTAAAGAATGCTTTTACTTTATCCCACAATCCTGCTTTCTCTTCATCATCAATAACAGAATCCTGCAATGCAACTTCAAGTGCTGTTGCTACCTCTGCCTTGAATGCTTCTACCTCTGCCTTCGTTGTGTTGGCTTCTAATAGGATAGCATCAGACTGAGTGTTAGCAGCAGCTATGATTGCAGCAGCCTCTAAGGTTGCCAACTCTTTCTTTGTCTTGTCATTCTCTTTTAGCAAATTAACGTATGCCATATAAGTATCTATTACGGCAGGGGTCTGTGTGGCCACTACCAACCTTTTAGTTGCTTCTTCTTCTTTTGTTATATCATCTCCGGGTGAAACTACATGCCGATGATTAGATCGTGAGAGTTCCTTTCCGTCTTCCATAATCCGGGTGATACGCAACACCTGTACGTGTCCTGTCTCTAATACTTCGTGGGTGTATGTTATTACTTTTTCTAATGCCATTTTATTATCCTTCTATGTTATACTGCTACAGCTTTGTATGAACCGTTAAATATATATGAGGTATTTGCTTGACACTCCTGGGCGGTGACTCCTGAAACACTTCCGTCCCCAGTACCCTCTCCTAGAAGTATGTAAGCCGTACTGGGTGAAATTTGAGCGAACAATCCCCATATTTGCCCGTTCACCCCATGAAAGTATGTCGAACTACTACTATATGCTGAGTCCTCTGTACCTGCTGCTGCTGTATATGGTAATGATATCATTATAGATCCATTAGGTGAAGATACACTGGTAGCTGTGATTCTCCCTTGATAGAATACTGTATCGCCTATTCTGTGATATGACATTAAATTCTTTGTGCTGTATAAAGTAATCGTTCCAGAGGCAGAGCATGTTGCAGTTGCTGTCCAAGTACCTGTAGACTCTGAAACCATCGTCTCTATCTTATCACGTACAGCATTCTTAGAGGGAGCAATATCGGTAACCCCGTCCCAACTGGTCGCATCATAAGCAGTATCACTTACGATCTCTGCTGGCATTGCTTCAATCTTATCTCTAATTGCATTCTTACTTGGAGCAATAGTCGTTACACCATCCCAGGAAGTTTCATCATAAGCAGTATCGCTTACCATTACTTCAATCTTATCACGTACAGCATTCTTAGAGGGAGCAATAGTCGTTACACCATCCCAGGAAGTTTCATCATAAGCAGTATCGCTTACAATTTCTGCTGGCATTGCTTCAATCTTATCTCTGATTGCATTCTTAGAGGGAGCAATATCGGTAACCCCGTCCCAGGAAGTAGCATCATAAGCAGTATCACTTATTGAAGCTGCGCCCATCGTTTCAATCTTATCTCTGATTGCATTCTTTGAAGCACCAATAGTGGTAACCCCATCCCAACTGGTGGCATCATAAGCAGCGTTACTAATCTCACCAGCACCACCACCAGCAGACTGAGCATTAATACATTTCCAGTTACCTGCTGAATACTCTACAAACCTGAGAGCATCCCCGGCAGCAGTTGTATAGTCTGTATCACCAGGTAGAATCAATGATGTTTCATGATGGGTTAATACCACAATACCATCAAACTTCAAGACTACCTGCATTCCCACGCCTAATGAAGCCAATGATGTAATTCCTGTGGTCCCTGTGACATGGAAGAAGTCACCATCACTAAACAAAGGTAGTGCTGATGCTGATGCTATATCGGCTCCTCTTGTGTATGTTATCTTATAGTTTAAATTATTAAAAGCCATATGTTATTTCCTTTTAAAAAAAGGGGAACCCGGCTAAGAGTTCCCCAAGTTTGCTATGCCACTGCTGCTGTAGTATGAATCATTTCCCACTGAGTACCAGCAAAGACCATAATAGCCATCTGTCCAGTTGCAGAGAAGGTAATCGTTGTACCATCAGCAAAGTGAGCCGGGGTTACAACTGCATCATTAGTTTCTTTTAGTACCATCTTCAAGATTTTAACCTGACCAACAGTACCGTCAGCAAGAGTAGCTGCTAAGGCCCCAGTTCCATTAGTTGTGAAGCCAGTATAAGCCTCAGTGATATCTAAAGCTACAGCACCATTATCGGCTGCATTATTGGTTGCTCCGAGAGATACTGCTTCTGCAAAGGTAGCGATACCAGCAAAGCCAGAAGCGCCAGTCTGGGTCAAAGTACCAGCAACTAATGTATTACCAGTTGCACCAGCTACAGTGAATTTATTAGTATTGATTGTAATGTCAGAGGTAGATGAACCAATGATATCTGCGCCTGCTCCAAGTGTGATGGAAGCAGCACAGCCAAGTGCACCAGTCTGAGTGGTGGCACCAGTGATCTCGCAAGTACCAGCAATAAGAGTATTACCAGTTGCACCAGCTACAGTGAATTTATTAGTATTGATTGTAATGTCAGAGGTAGCAGAACCAATAATGTCGGCACCTGCTCCAAGTGTAACAGAAGCGCCACAACCTACAGCCCCAGTTAATGTGGATGCACCAACTACTGTTAGAGTATCTGAGCAAGTTGCAGCACCAGTGAAGGTAGGAGCACCTGTTACAGCAAGAGTACCAGCAACAAGCGTATTACCTGAGGCTGCTGTTACCGTGAATTTATCCGTGTTAACTGCTACATTACCAGTTACGGCAAGTGTACCAGACATTGTGCATGAAGTACCTGCGATGATTTGAGTTGCAGTTAAAGTTGTAGATCCGTTCCATGTAAGACCAACGTCTACACATGCTCCCGGAGACGCGTCATTTACTGCTACGATTTGTAAAGCCATGTTATTATTCCTTTATTATTAACCAAATACAGGGGCTGACAAAGAACCCGTTGAATCTTCTGTATTGTATGTCAAATTGATTCCATCTGATGTCAAAATAAGACTATCCGATGTTAGACATACATTTGAATCTATGTCTTGAATTACGTGTAATACTGTGCCCGTGGTGCTGAAATGTATAGCACCTATAAGGTTAGCATCAGTTTCAAAGTAGTTACCTTCGGCTATTACCATGTAAGCATCTGCGTGAGTTACATCACCCAAGGATACTTTACATGATCCAGTCTTAGCATACAGAGCAATATACCTACGGTTATTGTCTGCTATAGCTACTTTCTGAGATGCTTCTGCGGCGGCACCATTAATTACAACGGTTGTTGTTCTAACGTTTACCATATGTTATTCTCCAAAAAAAGGCCCTACCCCGTTATGAGGCAGGGCCAGTTGTGCTATGCTATTGCTGTTACAGTGGTGATAATGGAAGTGGTAGAAGTAAGTGTACCCATCCATCCAAGTGCGCATCCATCAGAACCAACCAGAAGGAAGCAGTCGTTAAGTCTTACACCGTGATCAGTTGCGGATGCAAAGTAGTTATCTGCATCAATAGTTGCCAGTGTGTTACTGTCATCAGAATAAATCCAAAGGTTAGACTGTCCCATGGAACCTGCGATGTTGTTAAGTTTAGAACCTGAATAAGCCATGTTATGACTCCTTATATATTAAAGTGTATTATGTTATATTATGTTACTGACTATGCTTCGACGTGGGTGATAGTTACCATTCCATAGGCATCAATAGCGATGGCGCCTGCGGAGAACATGGTATTAACAAGCCAAGAAGTCTTCTGAGCAATGTAGTTGATTTCAGAATGCATATCCATTCCAATGCAATATCCCAAAGATCCTTTATGGAAAGCAAATGCTGAACGGTTTTTAGTAGCAAGCGGAAGTCCACCTTCTGCCATGTAACCAATGGTATGAATCTTGAAACCCAACCAAGTTGTTAGCTCACCAGAAACAAGAGCCTTAACAGCATTCTTGTCAAAGGTATCAGCATCATCATCACCAAGCATATCATAAAGAGCTTCGGAAGACATAACAAAAGAACGATCCATAGAAGGAACGTTGTAATAGTCAAGCTGACGTTTAGCATCACGGAACTTAGCAGTATTCATTGTGGTGGTTGTGCCAATAGAGGAAGCAACGGCCAAGGTTGTTGCACCAGTTTCAAGGGCATCAATTATGATCTGATCTTCTCGCCGAGAAACAGCGGATGCAGAGAGAGAAACCAATTCAGATTTTTCATCAAAGTTAACTTTAGCTTTGTCAAAGATGTCAGTGTACTCAGGAGCATTCCAGTCAACCATTGTGGCTGTAACGCTTGAGTAATCAATGTTCATCGGTACAACATCCGCTTGCATAACTTTCTGAGTTGCTGAACCCTGGGCTGCTTTCTGGAAACGGCATGTTGTTCCCACTACACCAGATTTTACTTTAACCAATTTTCTGAGCTGAGCATTCTCAGCATATTCTTGTTTTACGTCACGGTCATACTCTGCCACCGCGAGGTCACTAATGTATCTACTCATGTTAATTTACTCCAAATTTTAAAAAATTAAATAATTATTACGGTTATAGTTGCTTGTATCAATATGTTATATAAAAGGGTTAGATTGCCATAATGAGGAGTACCGGCCCGAAGGTTGCGGAGCATCACAGGTCTTATCTTTTACCTACCGTCTCCCAGTTCCAAGACCAGAACCGGTGAAGGTTCCATGTCCTGTACCAAAGATAGTTTCTCCAAGTTTCGACATACGCACATTGTATGCGTCCTTAGATTCACCAGCCTCGGCATGGGTTTCAAATGTAGCGGAGTACCAGTCTTCAGCACTCATGTGCGTAGTACCGTTGAGGGCATCTCCTGTAGGGATATTGATCACTCCCGCTTTCTGCCTGAGAACATCCAAGGCTTTAATTCCTGCTGCGGATGATCCTAATTTTAATAGTTCTGCATGTACTTCGTCATTAAGCTGGCCTTGGTTCTTCATACCATCTACCCATGACTTAATTCCTGACACCATATGCAAACCATTTTTTCCTAATTTGGAAAGCTCATCTGTCACATCTACAGGCTGAGGAGCAAACTCACCCATCCCTGCCATGAACTTACCTATAAAAGTCTGAGCTTGTTTTACACCCAAACCCGATTCCTGTGCCATTTTAAGAGCCATGTTGAAAGCTGGATCATCTTTCATATCCGCCATACCTTCCTGAGCCATGAACGCTTCTGTGGCATAATCTTCTATTGTCTCGCCAACTTTATCATTGTTCTTAGTGTTGAATTCTTTTCGGAGATCTGCATAACTTTTAGCAAGAGCTTCCGTATTTGCGCCACCCTTAGCATCCCAGAACTTATCTTCCAACCATTCAGGTTTAGCCGGGGCATCCACAGGTGCTGATTCATCAGGGGATACTTTGGTTGTATCCAGTGAGCCATCTTCTACAGGAGCTTCCTCTACAGGAGCTTCCTCTACAATTGCATCTTCTAATAGTCCTGCCATATTAGTTCTCCTTGTAAAATCTTACCATATTTTTAATGTATCGAACAACCTGATCCTGGCCTTCTCTGATTAACTGGATCT